TCTATTATATTATGCTTTCTACTATTTTTAGAAACATCTATATCAGTTTCTTTTAATATTATTTCTTTTAATCTTTCTGTTATTTCCATTTTGTTTTATTTAAAGTATTCCTCTTAATACATATTGGTTTAAATCTATATCGCTATCTTCTCCAAAGAAGTATTTATAATTATCTATACCTTGTTCAAGTTTACGTTTGCCTTTATCGTAAAATTCATCACTACATTCAAATATTCCAATGTCTAAACTTCCTTTATCAATGCACACAAAAACAAATTCATCTACACCAAACATTTCCCTGTAAAGATATGCTTGTAAATCATAACTGTATTTATCTGCTGAATATCTAAACTCATTTAATCCAGTAGTAGTTTTTAAATCTACAATCATATTGTCTTTTAATATATCTGCTTTTGCTCTAAATGGTATTCCGTTTATCATTGCTATTTCTGGAATTTCAAATTGTGCTTTAGACATATAGTGTACTGCTTCATCGTTTCTTAAAATTGCATCAGCTAATCTTTCAGCAGCTTTTATTTCATTTGTAGTGTAAACTTCTTTACCTTCTGCTTTTGCTTCTTTGTATGCTTTTCCTGCTTTAGTTGCTACATCTACAATAGTTAATTCATCAATCTTATGTGGTTCTAAAATCATTGTATGAAATAGTTTACCATCACGTAAAGGTTGTGTTTCACTTTGTCCGTACTTTGTAACATATTTATACGTTTTAGGACTTGATAGCACCATTTTAAGACTTGAACTACTTAAAGCTTGTTTACCAAGATAACCGTAATAGAATGTATCATCATACATATTGTCAATTAGTTCTTGCTTATCCCAAATCTTGTTGTCGAATGTTTTAATTTTTGTTTCCATTGTTTATTATTAGTTTTAGTATGTAATCGTATGTTGCTAATTCTCTTTCTGTACTATCAATCATTATCTTTAAATGGTCATCAGATGTTAAACTTTGTCCAGACATTAGTTCCCCAAGGTATTGGAACAATTCTCTATCTAATCCCTGTACTTTAGATTGTATTGTAAAGTATGCAGCTTCATTCATATTCTTATATTATCTAAATTATTCATTGTTTCATCATAATTTAATACGTCTCTAATCTGTTGTGCATAAGCATCTGATTCATTCCAATCTTTAACTAATGCTTCAGCAATTAATTCTAATTGTTTACGTACATAAACATTGTCTGTTGTTTTCATAACCTCTATACAGGTTTCTAATTTGAATAAAATTTGTAGTTTGTCCATTTTGTTTGTTTTTTAAATTGTTGTTTATATATTAATAAAAATTTGTAGTCTGTTAAAAGAATATAACTATTATTATATCTATATCTTTCATAAAATTTAGCAAAATTAATTATATCTTTATCTTTCATATCATTAAATCTTTAGCTTCTTGAAATTCAATATAAGAAACATCTTTTTCTATTAATGATTGTATTGTAAAATTAAGTATTAAATTTTTAATCATTCGTACTTTTAATTTTAATTCATTTTTAGTCATTAACTTACCTTCTGAATTATAATTTAAAGATAAATTTTTATAAACATTTTCGTCTAATATTTCTAATATTTTTTTTGGTTTCATAATAGCTCTATTTCTTGTTTAACTTCTTGCCAAAATTTATCATATTGAACTCTAACTACATCATCATAACCAGTTATTGAATAAGTAACTTTTTCTCTTACTCTAATTTCTTTCCAAGTTGCTTCTAATATTTCATTAACAGATATTAATGCACAATGTTTAGCATCTTCTTTTGCTTCTTCATCATACATTAAATTAGCTCTTAAATAAATATAATATTTATTGAATAAATTTTTTGCTTTTTCTTTTGCTTCCATATTAGTAATTGTTAGCGTATCTTTCAGCAGTTAATTCTAAAGCTATTTCTTCTAATTTAATTTCCAATGCTTTTTTAATATCTTTTATTTGCCAATAATCTAAATCATAATAAGAAGCTTGATTTACTTCTTTTATTCTTAATTGAATTTGGTTGAATGCTTTTTGAGTAGTTGTCATAATTTCTATTTGTTTGTTTGTTGAGTACAAATATAAACATTATTTGTTTATAAAAAACATTTTAACAAAAAATTAACATAAAAAAAAACAATCATTTCTGATTGCTTAATTTTAAATTAATAATTTTTCTATATATTTCATTAACTCTTTCCGAGTTTAATCCTCTATTATAATTGAATTTCATTATACGTTGGATTCTTTGTAGTGCTGATTGTTTACTTCGTGTCATAATGTGTTGTAGTTGTTGAAATTGTTCCAGTTGTTCCATTTGTAATTGATGATGTTGTTCCGCTAAAAGTATTTGCATATAATCCTAATTCTTCATCAGATTTCATTATATTAATTATATTTTCCTTTTGCGTATCTTTTATTACACGTTCTAAATATAATAATCCATCCATCAACTCCTCTCTAAAGTGAATCATCCATTCTAAGGTACTTAAATCTTTTCTATCTAATGTTGTACCATATTTATTAATTCCTACGTTAGAACGTTGTTTAAATTGTTCTATAACTGATTCTACTATACTATCTTTCATTTTCTTTTTTATTTTCTTTTCTCTTTTTGGTCTTTCAAATATATCTATTGTTGTCCACATTATTTAAATCTTTTAGAATGTTGTGTGTATAATTCCATAACCTTTTTAGATGCTTCATATTCTGTAAATTCTATTTTTGTTTTATCTATTTCAAAAGTATATATCTTTAAATTATCTGATATTTGAAACTTAATTACGTGATACATTTTTGTATTTTGTATTGGTTGGATAACATAAGCTAAATCATTCTTCCAGCATAATCTCATTGCTTCTATTTCAGTTTCTTTTGGAGAATACTTTTCTGATTGCTTTTTAGCCATTTGTAACATCCTTTTTAAATATTGATTTTAATATTACAGGTGACCAAGTTTGTGTTAAACATAAATTATAAAGCATTTGCCCTAATTCATTAATATCAATGTCATCATTTTCTGTTTCTATTGTTGATGTTTTTCCGTAAGATGTGTATGTTAATTTCATTAGTCTAATTTTAAAAATTCTGTTTCTCCGTACTCTTTAAACCATTCACTGTTTTCTTTGTATTTATCTATTACTGCATTTATAAATACTAATTCATCTAATGTACTTGTTTGCAGTTTGGAAACTATTTCTTCTATACTTCGCAATATATTAGTTGTTGTTTCTGGGTCTGTATTGTAGATTATTTTAAATTCGTTTCTTACTGTTTCTTCCAAGTCTTTATTTAAACTATTTATCTTGTGTTTAATCTGTTGCTTGTATTGTGTTGTAAAAATTAAACTTTCATTTGATTCTAACAGTAACTGACTTAATATTACTGATTTTAAATACTCTTGTTGTATTATGTTTATTTCCATTGTTTTGCTTTTGTTAGTTCTAAATATGCTACTTCTTTTTCTATTTTGTTTGTATTGTAAAATTGTGTGGTTGCAGGGTTTTTATTATTAAGTTCCCATTCTGGAATAATTAGATTTAAGTTAAAACTGTATATTCCTTTTGGAGTTGAGTTAAAATACATTGGTGTATCTAAATGCTTTTCACATTCTTGTTTCATTGCATCATACTTTTTCTTTTCAAGTAGTAAAGTGTTATAATGCGTTTTCCTGCACTTTAATTCTAATCTATGCCCTTTGATGGGACTGTAACAATCCCATCTTGACATTTGATTTTTAGCTTTAACTAAATCAGGATATACATTTTCTTTTAACCAATTAAATAAATCAACTTCTGTCCAGTTATTCATTTACTGTATATTCGTTGTATACACGTCTTAATTCTTCAAGCTTACCTTTCCAACAACTTGCACAAGAACTTATCTGTAAACGATAGTTAAATACGTTAAAATAGATGTCTGATACTTCTTGTTGTTCTATTGCATTTAATGTACTTTGTTCAGCAGATAAATACTTTGTTAGTTTATTATAATCTGATTCATTTAAACAGTTTATATTTCTGTTGTAAGGGAATAAATTATTTAGTTTAACTTTTCTTTCATCACATCCGCAATCAATTCCTGTTGCTTCGCTAAACATTTCAACTGCTTTTTTAATTCCTGTAACTTCGGTTAGTTTTTCTATTGAATCTCCTAATCCTTGTGCTTTTCTTTTTGCCATTTTTAGTAAATTTGATTAAAATCGTTATTAATATAGTTTTGGTAATCTTTTTGAAATTTTGTACTTAATATTTCTTTGTAGTTTTTAATAGAATGGAATATTGATATTAAACTTATGTTAGTTTCTCCTGCAATATCTCTCATAGACATATCTGTGTCTCTATAAAGTTTAAACAGTTTGCGGTCATACCAGTGCCAATTTTCTAATTCATCGTCAATTAACATACATATATCATTATATGCCTTGTGTTCTTCTACGTTTGAATCGTCAAATAATTCCCAGCATCCATCTATTGGTACTTTAGTTATTTTCATTTTTTTATTGTAGAACTGAAAAAACAAAGATTTTAAAGTGAAGAACATATATCCTTTTCTTACTTTGCCACTTGCGTCAATAAGTTTAGAAGCATCAGCATATTTTATCAATGCTATATAACTTTCCTGTACTATATCTTCAGCGTAATCATATTCACCAAATTTATGAATTATTTCAATCCATTCTTTGTGATGTTTTGCTACATTCTCCAACCACTTGAAGTCGTCCATATAAATGAAAATGAAATTACTAAAATTAAAACTTGTACAGTGTGTTCTGTTTCGTTATTAAATTCATCATCGTTATATAATGCCCCGAGCATTACACCTTTAATTGGATTTATAATTATTTCACAATCATAAAATTGTGCTATTATAAATGCAGTACATAAAATAAAACCTAAAGTTATTACTATCATATTAAAATAATTTTGCGTTTACTTTTGCTACTTTCTTTTCAGAAATTACTTCCTTTAATTGAATTGAAAAATCAATATGCGTTAATTCAGAATC